TCCCCCTTCTGCGGTGCGGTAAAACTGTCCGCACGCGCGACGCCGGCCTCGGTCGGAACGTCCCGGCAGAGCTCTAGAGCTTTCACGCCGGCGGCGTAGATCTCTTCCGCCGCGAACCCCAGCGACGCCAGCTCCTCGAAGACCTGCTCACCGTAGGCGCAGGCGTTGTAGTCGTACGCAGTGCGTAGAGCCTTGCCGCCCCAGCACAGGCCGAGCGCGGCGCAGAGGCCCTCAAGGGCGCTCTTGCGGACGGCAAGGTCAACCTGCGTGCGGCGCATCGCGATCGGGGCCTTGAGGGGGACAGTGTGTGTACCGAGCGTGACCGTGACGGACATAGAACCTCCAGAGACGCGAAAGCGCCCCCCGCACCGTAGCACGGGGAGCGCCATCCTTGCACGCAGCGCAATCAGGTCGTGACGATCGACCCGTACACGGTTCCGGAAATGGAGAACGAGTTCGGGTCTCCTTCCGAGAAATCAATTGTGCAGTGCACACCAGACATCACGATGGTGTGATCCGCCACATCCCCGAAGTTGGTTCCTTCGATTGTGAGAGTGATCTTGAGCCCAAACACATCCGAGCCCGTGATCGTGCTCAGAGCTGACGAGAAGGCGCCGGTCTTGTTGATCGCGTCGAAGATGAGTTTGTCGCTAGCATCACTCAGGTCTGCCATATGGCAGGTCATCGAGATCGCGGGGAACGAGCGGTTGGTGAGGCGCACCGACCCGAGGTCGCCACGGTCGAGGTACGTCGTCGCCTCGAGGTTCCCCTGATTCAGCCCCGTCAGGGAGAAGTCCCCGCCTTCCAGCGTGACCGTGACGGAGAGCGGCGTCGGCGTGGTGCCGTCCGCGAAGATGATCGTGCCGTCGCGGAAGTTCTTGATGACAGTTGATGCGGCCATTTATGCCCCCTTTACGAGATGGGTAGAGCGTGGAGTACGAGGAAGGTCGCGGTCCCTAGGAACCACTCCCCGCTAGGGACGACTTCTGCGGTGATGGTCTGGAGCTGCACCTTGAGCTCACCCGGCCACGTAGCGGTATAGGCTTCGCACGCGTTGACCAGCTCCTGCCCTGCGGCCTCGGCTTCGTCGCGTGAGGCCTGCTGGTCCTTCGGGCGCAGGCGCACGGCCCACCGGACGATGACCGCAGTTTCGACTAGCAGGCCCTGCCCGGCGCGACCGCGATAGCCGTTGCCGGCCCCGCCCATGCGGTTGTTCGTGTCGCCCAAGCCGACGGCGAACAGGCGTACCGTCGCGGTCCCCATGAGCGAGTCAGGGTCACGTCCGAAGACGTCGGCCGCGAAGCGCGACTCCACCCAGTTCGGCACCGCGACACACTGCGCGGCGAACGAGGACCGGAGCTGCGCCCGCGTCTTCATCGCACGCCTCGTCCGCCGAGCCAGCCCGCGTAACCGTGCCCTCCCAGCCAGAGCGTCGGGCTACCCGAGTTGCGGCGGTCGATGCTGACGACGTTCTCGTCGGTCTCGTCGTAAATGAACGAGAGGCTGGCCCACGCGTTCTCGTAGGCTTGACCGTAACTGTCCGCGAGCTGCTGATACCGGGAGGTGTCGCCTGCCGAAGTCGCGTAGTCCTGCCAGACGAGGTGAAGCGTCAGGCACACGTGACATTCCCGGAAGGCGCTTGCCGACATCACCAGGTAGGGACGCTTGCCCCCGCCAATGAGGCGGTTCTCGATCATGCAGAACGCTTCGTCCAGATAGTCCTGGTACGACGTCACGCCGGCCTCGCGCAGCGCCGACAGGTCACGGTGTCGCCGCAGGAGGTCGATGTCCGAGATGACCGGGTAGAGCCGGCGACGGACGAGGGCACCGTCACGCCGGAAGGTGTGCACCACACCGTCAGGCATGAGGAGCGCCCACTCCAACAGGTACCCGTCCTCGAGGACGAGGGACCCGATGGACCCCGCCGTGACGGTGAAGGTCGCAACGCTAGCCGTGATGGTCACCACGCCAGCGTTGACCACGACCGACTGGTCCTGCCGGTAGATGGACACCGTGCCCGACACGGGAGCGACGAGAGCACCGGACCGATAGATCGGCGCGGTGATCTTGTTGTCGCGTCCGCGCTCGAGGAACTCGGGGATCGAGAACCGCGCCGCGTATTCCGTGTCGGAAGACGACATTAGGTCGCGCCCTTCATGGCGACCCAGCTACCCGAGATGCGAGCGTAGATCGCCAGGTCGGCAGTCGTGCCGTCCGTGCGGAGGAAGATCGAACCGTTGGGCTCGGTCGTCGCGGGCACGCCGGTACCCGAGGTCACGGTGGGCGCAGCGGTGGGGTCCTGAGACGGGGTCGACTTGACGACGTACCCGAGGGCGGCGAGGCCGCTTCGCATGTTCTGGGAAGTCTTGACTGCCATCGGGGGCTCCGATGCTAGCGGGGGCTAGCGGCTGTTCTTGGTGTCGTGCTTCTGCGCCTGTTCCTTCGCCTTCTTCTCGGCGACCTCGGGACGCATACCGTTCTTGACGAGAGTAGCGGCGAACCGCTCCTTCGCGTCTCGCATATCCGATCGCTCGCTCATGCGCGCCCCTTGCGAGACGGCGCGGTCGGCACCTTGGCGCCTTCCATGTGGGCGAGTAGCGCCTTGTCGGTGTCGAGGCGGCGCTGCGCTTCTGGGTCTGAGCCCGCGCGCTTGGAGTTCTCCTGGACACGGATGCGCTGGCGCTCCCGCAGACCGTCCAGCGTGTACGGGTCCGGAGGACGGACGACACCGGACGCCACGAGCCCGCGAAGGAACTCGTGGTATCCGGCCTCGTCCGAGGTGAGCACGACGGAACCCGCGACCATGCGCGGCGTCTCCCAGCGGGAGAGCCTCACAGGACCACGCACGCCGTCGTACTCCGTGACGTAGCCACCCTCGATGACCTCCCACGGAATGACCGTCCAGTGTTCGCGACGGTGCTTCGTTTCCGCTCCCGAGGTGTCGCCGTCTTTATCGACGCCGTTCACTCCGGGGGTAGCCCGCAGCTTGGCGAGCACGGGCAGCCACTCTCCCTCGATGCACTGCCAGCGCCCAGGATGCCAGATGTACCACCACTGCGAGTTCGTCGGCAGGTTGAGCTTGGGCGCCCCTGCCGCAGAAGTCACAGCGGGACGACCAGCGAAGGTCGATCCGGCGGCGATGGAAGGATCTTGAAAGGTGACTGCCACGTGCTCTCCTAGATGACGCTCATGCGTCGGTGATGATCGAGACGCCCATTCCGTCCTGGAGCTTGCCGATGCCGAGGTAGTAGCTGGCGAGGATCGAGGTGGTACCACCGCCGATCACGCGGTCGAACTCGACCACCACCGGGGAGCCGGCAGGGGTCACAACGCCGGGCGCGCCGACGATGGGGAACGGGGAACCCTCGACGTAGCCGACCGCGCCGTAGCCGAACATCGCGCCCGCACGGTCCGCGCCGGCGTTCGCCGTGGGGACCTTGGAGGACGAGAAGATATCGACGCCGTTGAACATGCCGGCAAAGCCCTGGCCCTTGATGTTCAGCATCTCCTGCGTCGCCATCACGAACTGGGTGGCGCCGTACTCCGCACGAAGGCTGCTCTGGAAGTCGGCGAGCTGGCGGGGGTGGAGCACGCAGATGTACGGGCCGGGAACCGACGCCAGCGTGAGGGCGAACTGCGCGGAGTAGAAGTCGTCCACGCTCATGTCCACGCCCGTCGAACCGGCGGTGGCGGTGAAGCCGTCGATGACGTCACACAGGGCGTTCTGGAAAGCCATGAGCGTGCTACCGACCATGCTCTCCGCGAGGCGCTGAGCGTTAAGGCCGATGGAGTCGGTAAGGCCGGCGAGGTCCGTGAAGTCATAGCGGAGCGCGTAGCGTCCGATCGTGAGCGTCGCGGCTGCGGAAGTGAGCGTCGTGTTCGCGACGACCGCGCCGTCGGCAGCGGACGCGAGGAGGTCCGAACCGTCGAGCCCGATGATGGGGACCTGAAGGGCCGCGGAACCACGGCCGGCGAGGTTGCCGAAGTTGACGATGCTCGCGTGATTGTGGAGGCTCGCGCGGTCGGCCAGCTTGAGCTGGATCTCCTGGGCGAGCACGGCGGCAACGCGAGCGTTGCCAGAGAGAGTCGAGTATTCGGTGAGAGCCATGCGGGTGTACCTCTGGATGAGTGGTGATCGTCATCCCGGCATCGCTGTTACGGGGCTCGACCCGACGGGTACGCGTAGACTAGCGCACCGCTTGCCTACGCGCACGCGTCAAGGTGCTAGCGGTCCAGCCCGAGGATCGCTGCGCGTGCAGCTTTGTACTCGGAGGGGCTCATGCGCGAGATCGCCTCGGGCGAGTATTGCGACGGGGAACCCGCAGGGGCGTTCGTCGCGCCGGCGTTTGCCGGGGGAGGCGGCGTCGTCGTCTTAGCTGCCGGCGCAGGCGCGGTCGCCGCGTCAGGCATGTACGCGCGCACGGCCTTCGGCAACTTGTCGCCTGCCAGCCACTCGCCCAACGGCGGACGGCCCTCGGCAGGCAGGCGGTCGTACGCGATGCGGACGAAGTCCATGCCCTCCTGGTCGGTGATGCCACGAGAGAAGAGCTCGCGCTCCGTCTCCCACTGTCCGCGAGCCGTCGAGAACTTCGACTCCCACTCGCTGGCGCTAGCCTTGTACGTGTCGGCCTGCTTGACCATCTCGGCCTGTTGTTCGTAGCGGCTCTGGAGCTCGGCCAGCTGCTCGCGAAGCTGCTTGCGCTCTGTGCTTAGGCTACGGATGCGTTCCTCGGCACGCGAGGTGCCGACATCGTCGGGGGTCGTGGTGTCGTCGGGCATGGTCACTCCTTGCGGGTTGCTTCTTGAGCCCGCAGGAGACGTCTTGCCCAGACGCGTCCCGAGTCACCGCCCCACAGTAGCCAGGCGATACGACCCGCGGAGGGGTAGTTAGGATGGCCCGGCCTTGCGGCGGGGGCCTGTAGGTCAATCTCGTGGCGGTCGAAGAAGGCCACCATACGGCGCAGCGTCTCCACCGACACTACCTTGCGGTCGGCCAGCTGGGTGGCGCGACGGGCGCCCACGGCAGTCCCGCCACGGTTGTACTGCTCGCGGAGCTCTAGGCCGTGGCGTGCCTCGGCAGCTACCGTCGCAGGCGCACGGAAGCCGGCACGCGCCCCCTCCTCGAGGAAGCGGCGCAGCACGGCAGGGTCCGTAGCCGCGAGAAAGCGGCGCTGGCGTTCGCTAACTACCGGCACCCGGAGGCTCCTGCGCGGCGATGACGAAGCTACCACCGACTGTTCCCATCAGGGTCTCAGCCGACGCGGCGTCCATGTTGAAA